TGGCTGAACGCGCATCTGAATTACTTAGAGATAAAGTCATAACGGATCGCACAATTATAGATGTAATGGCATTTACACGTTTAGCTGAATCGATTCCATATTATATAGGAGACGAGATTAATCAAGCAGCATCTTGTTTAATTAGTGAATATGATTACATATTTTATATTTCACCTAAAGGAGTTGAAATAGAGGATAATGGTGTTAGAACAACAGATGCAGAATATAGAAAAGAAGTTGACAAAGAAATTAAAAGTATATTAAACAAGTATGGTCACAAAAATCAAAGAATAATTAAATTATCGGGTAGTGTTGAGGAAAGAGTGCAGAAAGTTAAACAGACGTTATTCCCATAATATTTATTAATAAAATACAATATGAAACATACTCGTTTACTTGAAATTATACGTGAAGAAATTACTGGCGCTTTAAGAGAAGGTGAAGCTGAAGAAAGAGCTGCAAAAGCTGCTGAACTCAAAGCTATTGATGCAAAACAAAAAGCATTAGATGCTGAAAGAAAAGATACTATGAAAGGTGGAGCTCTTGAAGAAGAACAATCATCTAAATACAAACAATTATCTGAAAAATACCAACTTGATGAAGAAACCATCAATGAGATGGCTAGTATAAAACAATTGAAAACTCAATTGGAAAAACAAGGCAAAGATAAAGAACTTCAAGCTATTAAAGCCACTGAAAAAACAGTCTTAGATACCCTTAAAAAAGACCCTACTATCACTTCAGATGGAAGATTAAAAGGATATGTTTCAGCATTTAAAAAAGAATTAAAATCATCCCATGGTGTGGAATTGCAGGACTTACTAACAAAAGTTATGTTAAGTGCTGAAACAGCAGGAGATAAATTTAAAGATGATATTGCCACAAACACAATAGAAAAAGATGCCGCGGCTCAAATCACAGGAAAAGAAGCAGGCCAACGTGGTAGAAAAGCAGACCCAAATAAACCAGAAAAACCAGCTTCAACAGGACAAAAAGGAAGACCAGCAGGTTCAGGTAGTACTACTAAAGTAGCTACTCGCACACCTGGAGGTGATGGATTTGATAAAGTTGAATATTCAGATGATGAAGAAGTAGCAGCAGCATCAAAAGCAGCGGGTAGTGATGAAACAGCAAAAGAATTAGGTAATACACCTGATGATAAAAAACAAAAGTTTAATTTAGGTTTAAAATTTATTAATAAATATAAAGACGATAAATCTAAAATAGATGCATATTTGAAAAAAGCAAAAGACGAATATAAATTTACTAAAACTATGCTTGATGATTTAAAGAGAGCAGCTGGTAGAGAAGTTGGAGCTTAACTTTATTTTATTTTAAATTAATCTAATGTCTGCTCTATATTAAAGCAGACATTTTTTTCTATAAATTATGACATTAAGAACTAAAATAATACTTGGGTTACTAGCAGCATTAACTATATGTTTAATAGCATTATACGGTTTATTTAAATTGTATCAACACGAAAAAGAAGAAAGAAAACGATACAATAATAATATGATTGCTCTCATAGAAGATAAAAACAGACAACAATCACTCACATTAAATGAACTTAAAAAATTATACCCAAAATATGATTCTTTAGCTAAAGTACTTAATATTAAAACCAAAACAATTACAGATATAGTAGAGACTAGATACCGTTTTAAAGATTCTACCTTAACCAGCACCATATTAAAACACGATAGTATATCAGAAAAAGCATATTTTACTTTAACTGAAAAATGTTACAAGTTTTCGGGGTTTATTAAAAAAGATTCCATATCATTCACCAATAAAGAATTTAAAGATAATTTAACAACATTTTTATATAAAGATTGGGAAAAAAAATATTTGTGGGGATTGCTAAAATTTAAACCATATTACACTTCCAAAGTATATAGTGAATGTATGCAAGATACTATTGCAATTATCAACAATATAAAGATTAAAAAATAATATGTCGGAATTAAAACAAGCAATACGAGAAGAATATGTAAGATGTGCTGCATCTCCGGCATACTTTATGAAAAAATATTGCTATATCCAACATCCAAAGCGTGGACGCATCCAATTTAACTTATACCCATTTCAAGAACGTGTTTTAACTTTATTTCAAGAAAATCCATATTCAATGGTTTTAAAATCTAGACAATTAGGTATTTCAACATTATGTGCTGGATATTCTTTATGGTTAATGATGTTCCATCAAGATAAGAATATACTTTGTATTGCAACAAAACAAGAAACTGCAAAAAATATGGTTACAAAGGTTAAGTTTATGTACAATAACTTACCTTCCTGGCTTAAATTCCCAAACAAACCAGAAGAAGAAAATAAATTAACCTTACGACTCCCTAATGGCTCCCAGATCAAAGCAACTTCAGCATCAAGTGATGCAGGTCGATCAGAAGCAGTTTCTTTATTATTGATAGATGAGGCCGCATTTATTAGTAATATAGGTGAAATATGGGCTTCAGCTCAACAAACATTAGCAACTGGTGGTGGTTGTATTTCATTATCTACCCCGTATGGTACCGGTAATTGGTTTCATAAAACATGGGTTGCTTCAGAATTGGGGGAAAATAGTTTTTTACCTATTCGTTTACCTTGGAGTGTCCACCCAGAAAGAGATCAATCCTGGAGAGATCAACAAGATGCTGATTTAGGTCCTAAAATGGCTGCCCAAGAATGTGACTGTGATTTTTCAACCTCAGGTGATACTGTATTTTTAGCTGATGAAATTGAATTTTATGAAAAAACATATATAACCGAACCATTAGAAAAACGTGGAGTTGATCAAAATTTATGGATTTGGGAACCCGCAGATTACTCACGTAACTATTTAATCACAGCAGATGTAGCCCGAGGTGATGGAATCGATTATTCCACGCTTCATATAATTGATATTGAAACATATAAACAAGTAGGTGAATATAAAGGACAAATAGGTACAAAAGATTTTGGTTATTTACTTGTAGCAATAGCAACTGAATATAATAATGCTTTATTAGCTCCTGAAAATTCTAGCATAGCTTGGTCAACTATTCAAACTATCCTTGATAGAGGGTACCATAATTTGTATTATTCACCTAAAGGTAATGCTTTAACAGTGGATAGTTATTTTGACCCATATATGGACCATAGTAAAATGACCCCAGGATTTACAATGTCTTCTGCTACTAGACCAATATCAATTGGGAAATTTCAAGAAGCTGTTAGAGATAGAGGTGTAATTATTCAATCTGCTAGATTAATAGAAGAAATGAAAGTATTTATTTGGAAAAATGGGAGACCAGAAGCACAATCTGGTTATAACGATGATTTAATTATGGGATTTTCTATTGCAGCATTTTTAAGAGAAACAGCATTTAAATTAAGACAAAATGGGATGGAAATGACTAAAAGTATGCTTAATAGTATAAATAGTAATTATCAAGGATATTCTGGAGGATATTCATCCCAACAACCCAATAAATATAACAACAACCCCTTTAAAATAGATAATCCTTATTCAAACAATCAAGAGGATATTTCATGGTTAATATAAATTCATATGGCAGATACTAGATTATTTTCAAGATTAAAACGATTATTTTCAACGGATGTAATTATCCGAAATGAAGGTGACAATCAGCTTAAAGTAGTTGATATAAATAAAATCCAAGTTTCAGGTGAATATGAAACTAATGCTTTAGTAGATAGATTTAATAGAATTTATACTAACTCTCACACTTCAATATATGGATACCAAAGTAGTTTCAATTATCAAACATTACGCCCTACACTTTATTCTGAATATGACTCAATGGATACAGATGCTATTATCGCCTCTGCTTTAGATATCATAGCTGATGAAAGTACGTTACGCAATGATATGGGTGAAGTATTACAAATCAAATCCTCAGATGAGGATATTCAACGTATTTTATATAATTTATTCTATGATATATTAAATGTAGAATTTAATTTATGGCCTTGGGTTCGTAATATGTGTAAATATGGTGATTTCTTTTTAAAATTAGAAATTTCTGAAAAATTTGGTGTATATAATATTATCCCATATAATGCTTTCCATATTGAAAGACAAGATGGATATGATAAAGAAAATCCAATGTCTATTAGATTTAGATTTGACCCAGATGGTATCTCTTCTCCATCAAATTATGGATACTATAATGTACCAAATTCAGGAGGGAATAATAAAGATATATATTTTGATAATTACGAAATGGCTCATTTTCGTTTATTAACAGATACTAACTTTTTACCTTATGGTAGATCATATTTAGAACCTGCTCGTAAGTTATTCAAGCAATATACAATGATGGAAGATGCAATGTTAATTCATCGTATAGTTAGAGCCCCAGAAAAACGTATATTTTATATTAATGTTGGAAATATTGCACCTGCTGAAGTAGAAAACTTCATGCAAAAAACAATTTCCAAAATGAAACGTACTCCATATATTGATCAACAAACAGGTGATTATAACTTGAAGTACAACATGCAAAACTTACTTGAAGATTTTTATATTCCTGTTCGTGGAAACGACCAAGCAACTAAAATTGATAATTTAGGTGGTTTACAATATGATGGAATCCAAGATGTTGAATATTTAATAGATAAATTATTTGCTGCTTTAAAAGTACCAAAAGCATTTATGGGTTATGAAAAAGATTTAACTGGTAAAGCTACATTAGCGGCTGAAGATATTAGATTTGCCCGCACAATTGAACGCCTCCAACGAATTGTAATCTC